GGCGTCGCGGCCGCGCCGATCGACAGGAAGGTCGGCTCCGGCTCCCGCGCGCGCTCCATGCCTTTCGCTTCTGGCACGTCGTCGTAGTCGCCTGGCGGCTCGTCCCTGACCGGCGGCCCGATGCGCACCGACTCTGGCACCGGCACCCAGCCGCCCGCCTTGGCCGCGCTAAAGAGGCTCCCGAGGGTGACCCCCTTGCCACGGTCCAGGTGGAACGACTGCCACCGGTATTCCATGTCCGCGCGCCCGGCATAGGACGCCGGCAGCACGCCGGTGATGCCGCCGCTCGACCACGCATCCCAGAGCTCGAGGCCGTCGTCTGCGCCGCCCGATGCGTGGTGTAGCGCCATGCCCACCATCAGCCAGGCGTCGTACCCCGCTGGGTCGATGTGCGCGATCGCCTCGGTGACGCGCGGCAGGTCGCGCTGGAAGTCTTGGGAAGTACCGGGCTTCGGCGGCAGCTTGGCGGCGACCTCGGCGGGCAGCTCGAGATCCATCCGGCGCTCGTCGATGAGCCCCGCCGGCAGCGGCTGCGCCTCCTCCATTGGCCCGCTCTGGCCGTAGTGCAGGGGCCACCATATGACGTACCCGCCCTCGGCGCGTATGTCGAGCCCCTCGCGCTTCACCTTGCCCAGCACGACGCTGGCGCCGCCCCTGATCTTGACCCCGGCCGGCGCCTTGAAGAGGTAATGCCTGCCACCAGAGCCGCCGCCGGTCGCGTGCACCCTGGTCTTGGTGAGCTCGAACTGGTGCTCGCTGATCCAGTCCTGCGCCGCGCCCGACGCGCTCCGGTGGTCGTAGTCGATGACCACCAGCCCGGTGATGGAGCCCGTGGGCACCCCGACCAACGCCTCCGGGTTTGCCGACCACCAGCGCCGGATCTGCTGCTCGTCTTGGGTGGCGTCCTTGAAGCCGTTGCGGGTGAGTGGCGACTTTGCCTTTAAGGTACGACCTTCTTGGTCGGTCTGGTCCGCCCTGCGGCACGGAAAGACCGGCGCGCGCTTGGAGAGCTCGAGGACGCGCTCGACGGAGACGATGGCGGTGAGGTCTGGCTTCATGGGTAGATATCCGGCCGGAGAGCCTTCCTAGATACCCCACTCGCGGCCTCAACCGCAAGCACGCGCAAGGGTGGCAGCCGCCCGCTCTTGAGCCAGTATTGGACGGCCTGCTGCGTCACCGAGAGTTTGTGGGCCGCGGCGGTCTGGCCGCCGAGTTTGTCAATGGCGTGCATAAGAGCGACCGCCTGTGGTGTTGGCTTTTTCATCCGACAAGCGTATTTTGTACGCCACAACCCGTCAAGCGAAATATTTTCACAAAAGGGGCTTGTGTTCTGTTTTCGGATGCTCTACAGTCTCATCCATGGACGGCGCGGTGCCGGCCAGAAGCGATAGAAGGAGACCAGCCATGAATACTCGCCTCGACACCTGCTCCATAACCCTTTCGTACAAGCAGGCTTGCCTGACCCGCTATGCGCTGCTCGCGCATTACAATCTTATCGAAGAAGGGCGCTGCGCCGCAGATAAAAAAGCCGCGGCACTTGCCGACATCGATGCGCTTATCGTGCAATTGAACCGCTACATTCTCATGTCAAAAGAGGTGGCGGCGTAAGCCGCCCCTTTGGAGGAGACAACCATGGACCAGAAAGAAATCAAGATGTTTGGCTGCACGAAGGCGCAGATTGACCAAAACGATGCGGAAAGCTTCGGCCACCCAATGATTCGGATCATGGGGCTGATGTCGGACGCACAAGAGCTGATGTCGATGGGTATGAATGAAAAGGCGCGGCAAGTCTTGAATGTCGCTAAGTACCTCATCAGCAAACACGGTTTCCGTGACTTGGAGGAGGCGGCCTAAGCCGCCCCTCCGGAGGATCTGCAAATGTCCAACGACGCATTCGAGTGGTTCGCCATCCTCGCTGCATGGTTTGCCCTCTTCGGCTTGGGTGCGACCGCCCTCGCCGCCTACGAGTGGCACCTTCGCCGCCGCAACCGCGACCTCATGCCGCCTCCGGGCGGCCGCGCCCGGATTTACCGCGCCGACCCGCCGTCGGTCAGCCGGTGGGGGAGCACGCGATGATTTCTCTTGATGCTTGGCTTCTTTCCATTGGAATCGTCTGGGCCGTTGTCGTGCTCTTCGGCGCGATCGCCGCAATCTTCAACAACTTGCGAGGGTGACTTATGAGCGACCCGAAGCTGCCACAAGAGGATGGCCTGTTTGAGGCGATGGTGCTGTCTGAGCTGGAGCATATGCCGATACAGATCGACATTGAGCGCGCCATCACGCGACTGCGTGCCGCAGGGTTCAGCGCCGAGGCGGATGTGCTGCTTGGTCGCGGGGATGCCGCATGGGTGATGCTGCGCGCGCTGCGCGACGCTTTGCGCCGGATGGACCCGGCATGGTGCGAGCTTCACCAGCAGTCGCAGCTCTCCGACGAGGAATTCGACGACGTGCTTGGTACGCTCGAGGATCTGTTGGAGGGCGACCTTTGACCCTGCACACGCACGCCGGTTCCCTGCCGACGCACAAATATGTGTGGATCGAACCGCGCGCGATCGGCGACCACGGCTGGCTGCGGGCGGTCTGGTTCGGTCTCGCGTCGTTCCCCGGCCGCGCCTGGGGGTGCCATGTCATGCTCGAGTCTGGCGCCGTGTACCGTAACGTGCCGCTGCACCAGCTCGCGTCGCACAACGATGTCGACGAGCCGTGGACGCCGGCGCAGGCCCAGACCTGGGACTGCTACGGCTACCAATTCTCGACCATCGAATACCCGTTCCTTCAGAGCATGAACTGCCGCGTGCGCTTGCAAGACAAGTCGGAGCGCCGCGGTATGTACCTTTTCACGGTGGCCCCGGTCGGCGATGCATTCAGCGCGTCGCCGGAGCAGTCGAAGGAGTTTTACTTCATCCAGCTCGAGAACGGGCGATACACGGCGCAGCCGACGAACCATGTGCTCGTCGAGGATCGCTCCTTCACCCGCAAGGAGATGGGGTGGCCCGACTTCTTGCGCCGCCAGGAAGATTGGTACAGCGCGGAAGATGAGGCATGAAGTACCTTTCCGTCTGCTCCGGCATCGAAGCCGCGACCGTCGCCTGGCACGACCTTGGCTGGACGCCCGTTGCGTTCAGCGAAATCGAGCCGTTCCCTTCAGCCGTGCTGAAGCATCACTACCCCCATGTCCCGAACGTCGGCGACATGACTAAATTCAAGGAGTGGAATCTTGAACCAATTGACCTTCTTGTCGGAGGAACCCCTTGCCAGTCCTTCAGCGTCGCGGGCCTCCGCAAAGGGCTCGATGACCCCAGAGGCAACCTCATGCTCACTTTTCTTGCAATCGCTGAGCGTGAGAGACCTAAATGGATTGTCTGGGAAAACGTCCCCGGCGTCCTGTCATCCAACGGAGGACGGGATTTTGGCACCTTCCTCGCAGCGTTGGGGGAGCTGGGGTACGGGTGGGCCTATCGGGTGCTGGACGCACAATGGTTCGGAGTGGCCCAGCGTCGTCGACGTGTGTTCGTTGTCGGATGTCTTGGAGACCAGGCCGGTGCCGCCGCGGTTCTTTTTGAGTCCGAAAGCGTGCAGCGGAATCCTGCGCCGAGCAGAGAAAAGGGGCAAGGCGCTGCCCGAGGCGTTGGCGGTGGCCCTGCGGACGGCAGCATCGCGTTCGTAGATGTCGGGGCAACGCTCAAGGGTGGAAGCGGTGCGAGAGGCTATCCCGACCCTTCTGATGGCAACGGCCACAACATGGTCGCCCAGCCGGTGGCGATTTGTACAGATATGCGCGGGCACGGAGATGGGCATACCGCGCCTACGCTTCGTGCAAAGGAAACGGCAAATGATTTTGCTCCGATGGTTGCCGTCGCCCAGCCGGTGGCGTTCACGCGATGCGACAACGGCCAAGACGCAGCGACCGATGTCACGCCGACGATGCGATGCGGGTCGAACTACTCCGCGCATCTGGCCGTCGCCCAGCCGGTGGCCTTCCACCCCACGCAAGACCCGATCAGCAGCGTCGATGTCTGCCACGCCTTGAGCGGTGGCAGCAAGCAGGGCACGGCATCTGCCGCCGTCGCCGTCGGCACCGACTGCTACAACGGCGCCATCACGGGCGAGGTGGCGGCGACCATCGGCACACCCGGCAGCAGCGTGAACGCGAGCGGGCCGACGGTGATGCAGGCGGTAGATGTGAAGCAGGTGCAATGGGCCAGCGGCGGAGGTCAGGTTGAGAACGACACCGCACAAGCCCTTCGAGCCGGCGCGGAGTACAACTACCAGTTTGCGCGTGTCGCCATGCAAGTCCGTCGACTCACGCCGGTCGAATGCGAGAGGCTGCAAGGCTTCCCTGACGGCTACACCAACATCTCGTGGCGCAAGAAGGACGAGGCGCCGGACGGCCCTCGGTACAAGGCTTTGGGCAACAGCATGGCGGTGCCGTGCATGAAGTGGATCGGAGAGAGAATTCAAGCCGCCACCGCGCGGCAGGAGGTGCCGCTATGAACCGTGAGGACATCATCCGCATGATGCAAAGCGTTTGCGACACAGACAAAGTGGACGCATGGCACAACGAGTTTTGGACGGTAACTCAAGACGAACTTGACCGCTTCGCCGCCCTCGTTGCCGACCATGAGCGCGAGGCTTGCTGCAAAATTGTTTATGGTTTGTGCGAGTCTGATAATTCTGCTCAACGAACTGTAGATGCCATCCGTGCGCGGGGCGAGGTGCCGCGATGAAGCCCGACTGGGACGAGCTCTTCGAGCTGCTGGGCCACGCGCTGATTGGCTGCCTGCTGATCCTGCTTTTCTGCTGGGCCTTGGTCGAGCTGATGCAGTAGGCTAGAATTCGATTTCGGAGGCGGGCTCCCCCTCCAAACTGGGCACGGCATAAGCCACCCAGAACCATGGCGAGCCGAGGAGAAGTGTTTATGAGTCTCATTATTAGCAACTCGGGCGGCGGCAGCTTCGAGCCCCGCAAGCCCCTTGAGGCCGGCGCGCACGCGGCCATCTGCGACATGGTGGTGGACCTCGGCGTGCAGCCGAGCCCAGGCGGCCAGTTTGCGCCAAAGAGAACGGTCGTCCTGCGGTTCCAGATCCCGTCCATCAGGGTGGAGATCACGAAGGACGGCGAGACGAAAGACCTGCCGGCCGTCATCAGCCGCACGGTTGGTCTGTCGTTGAACGAGAAGAGCACGCTCTACGCGCTGCTCACCGCCTGGCGCGGCAAGTCGTTCACGGCCGAGGAACTCAAGGCCTTCGACCTGTCGAAGGTCGCCGGCAAGCCCGCGTTCATCAACGTCACGCACGCGACGAAGGGCGACCGCACCTACGCGAACCTGACCAGCATCATGCCGATGCCCAAGGGAATGACGGCGCCGGTGCTCGAGGGCGAGGCGCTGGTCTATTCGACCGACGCGCCCAATGGGGTGATGTTCGACAAGCTCCCGACGTGGATGCAGGAGAAGATCGCCAACCGCGTAATCGACATCCCGAAGGCGGCGCCGAAGGCGGCACCGGCCGCGCCGACCCCCGCGGGCGGCGAGTCATTCGTCGACGACGACCTGAGCTTCTGACCGTGCCTACCGCAAAACTGGGATACAGGGCGGCCGACGGGAAGCGAATCCCGAGCGTGACCACGGTGCTCAAGATCAAGGACCCCGGCGCCTTGATTAACTGGGCCTACAAGACCGGGCGCGAGCACGGCGTACTGGAGGGGCGGGGGGAGCAATCCCCCGCCGGCCTCTACGAGGGCTCGGACATCCTTGCTATCGGCACGGCGGTCCACGCCATGTGCGAGGCCTGGGTGAAGGGCGGCAACCCGCAGACCGTGCTCACCGAGGCGCTGGACGCAAAGACGGTCGTGGACCGCGATGCGTTCAAGCGGCAGGCGGGATCGGCGTACTCGGCGTTCGAGTTTTGGTGCAAGGGCACCCAGCTCGAGATCATCGACTGCGAGGTGCAGGTGATATCCGAGGCGCACCGCTATGGCGGTACCTTGGACTTCATCGGCAAGCTCGACGGCAAGCTGGTGCTGGGCGACTTCAAGACATCAAACGGGGTTTACCCCGAGATGCTTTGTCAGCTCGCGGCCTACGCCAAGGCCTACGAGGAATGCACCGAAAAGAAGATCGACGGCGGGTACCACCTGCTGCGCTTCTCGAAAGAGAACGGCGACTTCGGGCATCACTTTTACCCGTCGCTCGACGATGACGCCTGGCCGGCGTTCCTGCACCTGCGGGCGCTGTACGACCTGCACGAGAAGCTCAAGAAGAGGGCCGCGTGATGAAGCGCATGAAGCTCGACGACGATGAATGGGACGACCTCATCAGCGACCTTGTTGACGAGGACATGGTGAACAACCCGGCCCACTACAAGCTGGTGCTGCCGAGTGGCGAGGAGGTCGAGGCAATCGACGTCATCCACGCCGCGCTCGGCAGTCTCCAGACGGTGGCCTACTGCCGTGGGGCGGCCATCAAATACTTGATGCGCGCAGACAAGAAAAAGGCTTACGCGCAGGATCTGCGAAAGGCCGCCTGGTACTGCTCGCACGCCGCCGGCATCCTTGAGGATCTGAAGCTCGACGATTGACCACCCGCGAGCGGAGCGCACCCCCCTGGAGCGCCGGCCCCATCTCCGCAGCCGGCCACTTACCCGAACTTTCGGCGTAAGTAATCCATGCTCAGAGGCATCAGGTCGTAGTTGCCCGCGCGCACCTCGTTGAGCACGACGATGCCGGACCACTCCGATCGCTGCACATCCTCGGGCCGATACCCCTCGTGGTCGATGTAGAAGCGGCCGCAGACCAGCCCATGCTTTACATGGTCTGGGTACTGCTTCGACCCGTACAGAAAGCCCTGCTGGTGGCCCTGCACGAAGGATGAACCGATATGCCCCAGGCGGCTCGTGATGGTGCCGCCAATGGGTCGGCCAGAAAACGGGTTCGGGAAATAGTGGCAATACTTGATGCCGTCTATCTCGACGATCTCGAGGAACTTAGGGCGCTCCCAGTCGAGCGTCTGGCAGTTGTGCGAGCCGATGGTGCCCTGCCACTTGGGCTCGCGTGACGCAACCCGATCCGCGCGCGCCTCGTGGTTTCCTTGGATGAAGACCTTGCGTGGGTTCCATTG